AAAAACTGCGGCTGGGAGTAGTTTTAACTTTAGAGTTAAAGTATCATCATTCCATTCAGGTTCATTGTCACCTTTATCAGGATTTGTAAATGATTCGGTTAGTCCTGTAACGATTAAAAGAAAAGCAACGCCAGGTTTAGTAAAAACAAAAGATGTAATAAACACAAAGTATATCGCATCAAATTTCGGTAGTGATTCAAGACTCCAAAGAAATACAGGAGACTCACTTTCATTTAATGGTGAAATGATTGATGGTGAAGCAAGACTTGATTTATCAAATGTAAGATTATATCCTGAACAAAGAGGAGTTACACAACCAACTTCTCATACAGCAAGTATTTTAAATGTAACAGGAAGTGACATTATACAATTAGATACTAAGATATCGGGTAGTAATAATCATACATTCAAATATTCTGATGATTTTACAATACCGACTACTATAGTTTATTTTTCATCAGCATCAAGAGGTGACTCAGAAAACCTATCAACAAAAGGTACAATTACATTACCAAGTATAAAACCAATATCGGGTGAAGTAAATGAAGTTAGAACCTCTGTAAAATCAAAAGGGTTAGATACTGACTTTGAGGTGTTAGGTAATAACACGGTAACAACAGATACTAATTTTAGTTACAGTATAACAATACCATCAAAACACATTGGTGACCCAAAAACATTAAAAATAGAATTTGTAAATGTATTAGGTGAGGTATCGGAACAATTCGTTTTAATAGAAGACGTTGTATTTCCTGGCTCAAATACATTCATAGGTGGTAAAGGGTCTCTTATATCGGGGTCAATCTTTATATCAAACGCACTCGGGTCGGGTATTGAGTTGGGTGGAGCAAGTAGTGGTTTCATCAAATCAGTTGGATTCGAAGGACAAACATCAGCATCGTTAGGTAAGGGGCCTGGTGGATTTATATTCTACTCGGGTAGTGGAAACCTAACTCTTGGTGTAGATAATTTAGATGGTGTCGGTTTACAATTAATTGGTGACAATGACGATAGACACTTTATATTTACCACTGACAATGGTGGTTTATTAGATGTTAAAACTGATAAGTTCTTTATTGGTACAACAGGGTCACAATTTATTAGTGGTGCAAATCAAAACATTGAAATCAGTTCATCACTATTCCATTTAGACCCACAAAACGAATCACTCGTAATTGGTGCAGACGCAACCATTCTCGCAGGTTTAACGGTAAATAGTTTAAGAACACCTGCTACAGTAAACGGAGCACCTGCTACTAAAACAAACTCATCATCATCTATTGACGCAGACGGATTCGCAAGATTCGTATCAGCATCCATAGCAGGATTTACAGTCAATACAGAAGAAATTAAATCATCTGATAATGCTTTAAGATTAAAAGCAGCGGGTGACATAACAGCGTCAAGAGTATTACTACAAGGTGGTACGATTACAGACGGTGTAACAATATTAGGTTCCGTTACAGCAAACAGTATCAGAACTCCTGCTACAATTGCAGGTAATCCATCAACTGAAACAAACTCATCATCGTCTATTAGACCTGATGGTTTCGCAAGATTTGTATCTGCAAGTATTGGTGGATGGGACATTACTACAAACTCAATCGAGGGTGGTAATTTGATAATGAAACCTCAGGGTATTTTACAAACAAAGGATTACGCGTCAAACTTAAAAGGATGGATTATATCATCTGAAAATAATGGATTCGCAGAATTTGAGAATGTAAAGATTAGAGGTACTTTATCAACAACGACATTTGAAAAAGAATCAGTAAACGCAGTTGGTGGTCAACTGTGGGTAGCTAACTCAACAGCAATTACAGGGTCATCAGTTGGTACAACCGACACGACCATGTCAGTTGGAAACGCAAGTGGATTCGCACAAAACGAAATATTATTAATAAAGAAAGTATCCGATACAGGATTCACTACTGAATATGTTTTAGTTCAATCATCGTCAATAGATGGTGATAGTTCAAATCCTGATAATGTAGCAGGTAGACTTTATGTAGCAAGATATCATACAGAAAGTGTTGCTGGTGGTGACGACACACTTGTTGGTCAACACCCATCAAGTTCTATTGGTGGTCAAACCTATGAAGAGGGTCAAGTATTAGTTTCTACAGGTAAGATTGGTACAGGATACATTCGTATGAACGCAAATCCAAATGACCAATCAACACCATATATGGACATTATCGAAAGAACAGGTAGTGGGATTTATGATGTAGCACTAAAAGCAAGAATTGGTGATTTGAGTGGATTAGCAAACTCATCATATGTGTTTGGTAACACAAATCCTGGCTTTGGATTAGCAACAGATAACGTATTCCTTCAAGGTGGTATAATCGCTAGAACAGGTTCTATTGGTGGAATCAATATGGAAGCGGGTAAACTGTATATTGGAACAGGAACCCATGGAAATAGTAATACAGGATTTTATGTAGACTCAGGTTCTTTCTTTTCTTTAGGTGATAGATTTGTTTGGAATCCGAATACGAGTGCATTAACTATTAGAGGTACTTTACAATTCCCAAGTGGTGATGATGTACAACAGGCGATTAATGACGCAACAGCATCAAATACTGCAAAACAACTTTCTGTAACAGTAGACTCACAAGTATACGCATTTGATAATTCAGCAGATACTTCTGCAACACCAAACGTAATTAATTTTACAGTTAGTCAACAAAACTTAAATGCAACTGTAGGGACAAGTGACATTACAATTACAAAAGCAGGTGGGTCAACAATATCAACACCATCCTTAGGTGGTGTAGTATCAGAGGGGTCAGGACAGTTGAGTGGTAGTTTATCATTCTCAGGACTGTCTTTAGCAAAAACTGATTTACCATTAACAATAGAAGTTAGTAAAGATTCTTTAACTGACTCAACAACAATATTTAAAGTACAAGGTGGTACAGATGGTGAAGCAGGAGCAACAGGTGCGACAGGTGCGGCAGGTACCGATGGTACAGACGCAGTATCAGCATTCTTAACTAACGAATCACATACATTAGCATTGAGTTCCTCTAATGAAATTATATCATTTGCAGGAGCACAAACTGATATGGTTGTTTTTGAAGGAGTAACAGATAGTACAAGTAATTACACCGTCGCAGTTAGTAGTTCTACGGACTCACACATCACAACATCAACATCAGGTAATACTGTAACAATAACAAATACTACAACACCATTTAGTGGTTCAATAATTATTACAGCAACTTCAGCAAGTATTGTATTACCAAAAACAATGTCACTATCTGTAGCAAGACAAGGTGATGATGGAGAGGATGGACAGGCAGGTACGCCAGGTTCAAATGCACTATCATTAAGTTTGACAACAGATTCACAAGTATTCTCATTCCCAAGTGCGTCAAGTAGTACAGCAGATGATGATACTATTGAAATTGTTATCAGTCAACAAAATCTAAGTGGTACTATCGCAGCAGGTAATGTTACAATTACAGACTCGAGTGGAACCACTCTAACAACTCCTACATTTGCGCCGACAACACTACCAAGTAATACAGGACAGGTTAGTGGTTCTATTACATTTAGTTCTACAGTAAGTGGTGACAAAACAAAATTACCATTGACGATACGAGTAGCTAAGGGAGCGTTATCAGACGAAACAAAAATATTTAAAGTAGAAGGTGGTTCAGATGGTGATGATGGGGCAGCAGGTACTGATGGTTCTGATGCTGTAACCACTTTCTTAACAAACGAAAGTCATACATTAGCAGCAGCGTTTGATGGTACAGTAGCAACCTTTACAGGAGCTGAAACTGATATGGTTGTATTTGAAGGTGTTACCGATTCTACTTCAAACTATGGATATAGTGGTACAGGTAGTGCGGGTGTAACTTTTAGTAAAAGTAGTAATACATTTTCAATTACAGGAATGAGTCATGACAGTGGGTCATTGACAATAACTGCAGTAAGTTCAAGTACTCAGTTAGTTAAAACCATGTCACTGTCAAAATCAAAACAAGGTAATGTTGGTCAAGACGGTACAAACGCTAAATTACTAAACATAATATCAGATTCACCAACCTTTGCGTTTGATGATTCTTCTGATTCAAGTGCGACACCAACATCGATTAACTTTACTGTAAATCAACAAAACTTAAGTGGTACAATAGCAACAAGTGATATCGCAATTACTAAAGCAGGTGGAAGTACATTTACAACTCCATCGTTAGGTGGGTCTGTAAGTAACGGAACAGGTACAAGAACGTTTGCATTAGCATTCTCATCTTTTAGTAAATCTGATTTACCACTAACACTTACAGTAGAAAAAGATGGTTTATCTGATAGTGTAAAAGTATTTAAACTTGAAGGTGGGGCAGACGGAGCAACAGGTCCAACAGGTGCAGCAGGTTCTGATGGTGTTTCAGCATTAACAGCATTTTTAACAAACGATTCTCATACGTTACCATTAAGTGGTTCGGGTAATATTATATCATTCGCAGGTGCAAGTACAGACATATTAGTATTCCAAGGTGTAACAGATGTAACAGATGATTTCGAAATATCAAGAACACCACCATCTCACATTACAACAACACTTTCAGGTGATACTGTTACTATTACAAACGCCACTACACCATATAGTGGTTCTATTGTAATTACAGCAACATCAGCATCAGTTACATTAAATAAAACAATGTCAGTCGCAGTAGCATTACAAGGTGATGACGGAGCAGACGGAGCAACAGGTTCGCCAGGGTCGCCTGGGTCGCCTGGGTCGCCAGGTTCGCCAGGTTCGACAGGGCCGCCAGGTGTAGATAATCAAGACTTTAGTTTTGCAAATGAAAACTTAACAGGTGTAGGTCCTGCACCAGCAGGTCTATTAATGACTGCAAATGTATTTGGATATCACGATGGTATCTCAAGTGCAAATGCGACACTAACTGATTTTACATCTTACTTAGATAGTGATGGTAATTTCTTCTTAGGTAGTGGTAGTAATTCATTCTTAAATTGGGACAACGAGGCGCCTGGTGGTGGAAGACTTTTAATTACAGGTTCACAAGCAGATGTTAGAGTAGATAAATTTGTATTGGGTAATTTGAATTCTCAATATATTAGTGGTTCAAATAGTAAAATAGAAATTAGTTCTTCTAAAATTCACGTTAAACCTAACGGTGATATCGTTGTTGGTAAAATTACTGCAACTGAAGGTTCAATCGGTGGATTCGTAATTGGGACAGGTTCCATAGTAAATAATGCAGGTAGTGGAGCGGGTAAAGGTTTATTATTAGACGCCGAACAAAAAAGAATTACACTTAATGATACCACATTTGGAAATACGGGATTACAATTTGAATCTAATAACTTTAATCCAAGAGTGTTTATTGGTAGACTTGCAAGTGAAGTAAGTGCATCATTTATTAGATTTGAAGATAGTCAATTAGAAATATCAGCATCAACTTTCCACTTAAGTAGTAGTGGTGAGTTAGATATGGAAGCTAACATTACAGCAAATCAGGCAACCTTAAGGGGTATTAAAATATCGGGTAATATTATCAAAGCAAGTGGTAGTCACGGTGCTAAATCAAGAAAACTTATTGAAACATGGGCAACAGGTTCCGCACTTGCAGATATCTACGCGTCAGGAAAGGGTTCAGGTCCAAGGGAAAAAGGTAATGGGGACACTACAGGAAACGCAAGTACTTATGGTGGTAATCATGACTTTAAGAAAAGATATGCGATTGCAGACCAACTACAATCATCAACATTTGGTGATACACTAACGTTTTCACACTACGAAGTCGGTTCGGGAGTTGGGAATGGTATTGGAAAGATTAGTAGTGGTAACTTAACATGGTATACCACAAGAGGTAGTGCAGTCCCCGCCACTCAGTACTTATCAAACTACACCATGTCTATGGGACATGATTATCTATCATATATAAGAAGTACGGATGGTAATAGAATGTCAGGTAAGGCAGTTAGTGGACTGATGGATTCTACTCAAGCGTGGGCACAAACTCTTCCATCATGGACAGATTTAGGTGGTAATTTCAAAGATTATCAAGGTAGAAGGCCAGATGGTGAAGTAGGGTTTAATGGATTTGTCGATGGTGGTTCTACAGGTTTACCATCTCTAGCTGATACAACACGTTTAGGTATTTTTAACGCATACTCATTTAAAACAGGCTCAGTTGGTCCAAATGCAGGTCAATCATATTTTCCAAAAATTAACATCGGGTTGCCAATCTCACATAATACTTACAATGTAAATTCCGAATTATATTATCTCGGTCTTAGAAGTGAACGAATTAACCTTGACAAAAGTGACTATGAAGAAGGTGATAACCTTACACTTCAGTTCCAAGGTGGTATTGTTGGTGCATGGGGTGGTGGTGGATTTACCCTTGAAACTCACATATATGATGCTGATGATGGTGAAAGACTAAAAGAATATCATCAAGAAGTAGTTTCAGGTGGACTCCAATTTAATGTAAATTTACCTATGGCTGGAATTCTAAAAAGAGCAGTATTGGTGGGTGGTTATTATATAGACAAACCCATATACAGTTTCTTTGTAGAACTTAGGTGGTATAAGAGTTCTAATATCGCGGGAGCGGGTGGTGGTGGTCCATCGGGTATACGACTTACTGAAATGAGATTCGTAAAAGGAGCAAGAATCACATCAGCAACCATGAACTCTTTAGAAGTTAGTGATGTACCAATAACTCCACTTCAGAATACTTCACAAGGTTCACAACAATCAGGTAGACACCGAGGATTGGAAGTTCACGGTCATTGGTGGCCAGGGGAAGATAATACTTTTGACCTTGGATGGGGTGGTGCTGATGGACAAGCGGCTAGAAGATGGGATGATATTTATGCAACTAATAGTACAATCCAAACATCTGATAGAAGACAAAAACGTAATATAGAATCATCATCGTTAGGTTTAGATTTTGTTGAAAATCTTAATCCTATTAGTTATACTTGGATAAGTGGTTCAAGAGTTCATTATGGACTTATAGCACAAGAAGTCAGTTCATCACTTTCAATCGAAGGTAAGACATCAGCAGATTTCGCAGGACTAATTACAGGTTCTCAGGACCCTATAGGAACATCCATAGGAGCAGCAAGAGGTGGTACTTGGGGACTTAGATATGGTGAGTTTATTTCACCAATGATTAAAGCAATACAAGAACTTTCTGCTGAAGTAAAACAACTAAAATTACAGATTAGTGGAAGTAACGGATAATTATTATTATGGGACAAAAAATTAAACAATGGGTAGTAGAGTCTTTATTGACTGAACAGACTAACAAAACAGTAGTAACTTATGTTGGAAGATTTCACCCATTCCATTCAGGTCACAACGCGGTTTACCAACATTTGGTAAAAAAGTTCGGTAAACAAAATGTACATATTGGAACCTCTAATAAAGTACAATTACCAAAGTCGCCTTTTAACTTTAAAGAAAAAGTTCAAATCATGACCAAGATGTTTGGTATCCCAAAAAGTAATATACATCAAGTAAAAAATCCATATAGACCTGACGAGATTTTAAAAAAGTTTGACGATAAGAAAACGGCATTTGTAACTGTTGTTGGTGAAAAAGATAAAGGTAGATTGGGTATGGGTAAAGGAAGATACTTTCAACCATACAAAGGAAATACTGATTTACCTATGAAAGACAACGGATATGTTTATATCGTACCACCACAAGGTAGAGGTATTTCAGGAACAGAAGTTCGTCAAGGAATAGGTAGAGGTGAAGAATCACAAAAGAAAGCATTCTTTAAAAAAGTATATGGAAAGTTTGACCCAAAGATATTTAATCTACTTACAAAAAAAATAACAAAAACTGAATCTGTAATGGAATCGTTTTTTGAATCAATTAATTTTAAAAGTTTAATTGAAGGTTCTTTATATGGTGCAGACGCAGGTGAACCTGATACTATTTATGTACCAGCTGGAAAAAAAAGAGTATTAGGAACTCAGAAAAGTAGTCAAAAAGACGAACCTTGGATGGATTCAATGGGATATACTCAAATGCATTTTCCAACAGCAGATTCAATATATTCTAAAGACTCTAAAGGTACATCAGATGAAGCCGAATACTACGCAATCAAAAAAATAAAAAAGAATCCAGCGTTAAAAGAACCTGTACCAAGTGATGATTTTGTAACATCGGGTATTGGTGAAAAGGGTGAAGAGTTGCATAAAATAGATGAAGCGTCTGTCTTAAATTTAGGAAAAGGTGTAGTAGATGATGGACCAGGCGCATTTTATGGTGACATGAAAACTTTTAAATCTGAGATGGAAGAAGTAATTGGTAAACTTGGATGGAACATTGTCACATATCTTATGGACGAAGATGATATGGAATCATTTACAGATACCGAATATCCTAATGGGCCAGGTAGATATCCCGTTTCATTCTTTCCACAAGGTAAAGCAGGTCTTGACGCATTAGCAGTAAGATATGGTGATGACCTACAAGGACTACCAGCATACAGAAAGTGGGCAAATCATATCAAAGGTGTTGCATTACAATTAGGATATGAGTTCTTAAACTTCTTAGAACCAAAAGACCAAGATAATGTACTTTCAGATGAACCTAAGAAAGAAGAAGATACAACAGGTACATTAAAAGAATCTATTGAAAGATATGATTTAATAAATGAGGCAAAACAATTACTGAAGATACCATCTGATATTCAAAAAATTCACAAAGCATTTAAAAAGAATGGTAAGAAACTTTATGTAGTGGGTGGAGCAGTAAGAGACGCAATACTTGGTAAGTCACCAAAGGATTATGATTTAGCAACAGACGCAAAACCTGATGAAGTTCTAAAGATTGCAAAAGACACAGGAATGAAAACTGTTGAGGTTGGTAAATCATTCGGAGTTGTGATGGTTGGTGGACATGAGATTGCAACATTTAGAAAAGATATCGGTAAAGGTAGAAGACCATCGTCAGTTGATTATACAGATATAGAAGGTGATGTTAGAAGAAGAGATTTAACTATCAACGCATTATTCTATGATATTGATAAAAAAGAAATCGTAGATTTAGTTGGTGGTATCGCAGACCTTAAAAAGAAAAACATTAGAACAGTAGGTAAAGCATCAGAAAGATTTGATGAAGACCCACTTAGAAAATTAAGAGCGTTAAGATTCCAAGCAAGTACAGGTGGTAAACTTGATAAAGAACTACACGACGCACTTCAAAGTGACCCATCACTAAAAGGTGTAAGTGCTGAAAGAATCAGAGATGAGTTTGTTAAATCTATAAAGAAAGCAAAGAATCCTTCTAAGTATTTAGAGATGTGTGACAAACTTGGATTTACACAACAGATACTTCCAAATCTAAAAGTATCAAAACCATATCCAAATGATAACGATTATATTTTATTCTTATCATCAATATTATCTAAAAACTCACCCGTAGTATTATCAAAAGTATTAAACAAACTTACATACTCAAACGAAGAAAAAAATAATATAGTATTCTTAGTATCACTTCAGTCATTTAGACCTGATGATATTGTTGTATATAAAAACGCGCAAAACAAAACATCTTTATCAGATGACCAAATAAAAAAGTTTGGAAAGTCAATTGGTAAAGATATGGATAAGTTTGTTAAATTCAATTTATCAGTTGGTGGTAGAGATGTACCTAAAGATATTAAAGGTCCACAGATAGGATTATGGATTAAGAATAAAGAAAAAGAAAACTTCTTAGATGAGAAGAAAAAACCAAAGAAGAAAGTAAAAAGTAAAAAAGCATCTCTAATGAAACAAAAGAGAAAGTTTTATTTAAAACCTGATAACGCAAAAAAAGAACTTGATAGTTCAGGTAGAGAAGGACAAGTACTTTCTAAAAAAGTTGGTAAACAAAGACTGTATTTTGTTTCCTATGTTGGAAATGTAGGAACACAGAATATATTTGATGAAGGTATGATTATGGAAGGTGGAGCATATGGACATATGAATCACCCATTTGATACCGAAATGAATTTAACATTTGGTGATTTAAAAACAATCATTTCAAATGCTCTAAATGGTAAATTAGAATTTACAAGAGAAAAAACAGATGGACAAGCATTAGCAATATCATATCGTAAAGATAGAGGTATTATTGCAGCTAGAAATCAAGGACACCTCAAAAATAGAGGACTTAACGCATTAGACATTAAAGGTGTCTCAGATAAGTTTGCTAATAGGGGTGGGTTGACCGATGCGTATAATTTCGCTATGAGAGACTTAGAATCAGCCATTTCTAAACTTTCCGACGCGCAAAGACAAAAAATATTCAAGGATGGCTCAAAATTTATGAACCTTGAAGTCATATGGCCGGAGTCAGTAAACGTAATACCATATGGTCAACCTCTATTAGTATTCCACGGAACAATGGAATACGGTGAAGATGGAAAAGCAATAGGTGCAGATACTTCTGACGCAAAAGTACTTGCGGGTATGATTAAACAAGTAAACGCAGATGTGCAAAGTCAGTATACAATAAAAGGTCCACCTGTTATTAATTTACCAAAAACTAAAGAACTGTCTAAAATGCAATCTAAGTTTTTCTCACAAGTAAGTAAACTTCAAAAAGAATTTAAACTAAAAGATTCAAATGGAGTTGCAGACTATCATCAAGCATGGTGGAGTAATTTTGTAGATAAAAACTCACCATCTACTTTAGATAACAAAACCAAAATGGGATTAGTTAAAAGATGGGCATTTTATGACAAGAAGTTTAGATTAGATAAGAAAAATATTTCTGATTCTAAAACTTTAGATTGGGCAAAGAAGACAGACAAACAAGACCACGCTAAAATGGCTAAACAAAATATTAGACCATTTGAAGATATATTCTTAGGTGTAGGTGCGGAAGTTTTATCATTTATGTCATCAGCATTAACAGTAAATCCTGATAAAGCACTCCGTGACATTCAGAAACAATTAGATAAAACTATCAAGGATGTAAACAAGAGTGGTGATGAGAAAAAGATTGCAAAATTAAAAATGGAATTAGAACGATTAAATAGTATTGGTGGTAGAAATAAGATAGTACCAAATGAAGGTATTGTATTTACATATAAAGGTAACACATACAAGTTAACAGGTACTTTTGCACCACTTAATCAAATACTTGGACTTTTCTATTAATTTTTGTATATTTATATAAAGTATTAACAAACGGTTATGTCAAAAAAATTAAAAAATGTAAAAGCAGTCAAAGAGATGGTTGCTGGAACACACAAAAGTCAAACTAAAACCACTGTTGGTTTTGGTGAGACTAAAACTATTGTCAAAAGAGAAGTCGGTGATAGATGGACGGATGACAATGGAAATGTTTGGGAACAAAAGAAAGGGTACAAAGTTAAACTTGGTAAACTTTCAGAGTTAAGAAAAGAACTCAACACATTCCCAAACTGTAAAAAAGAAATTTGTACTTGTACAAACCCTAAACGAAATGACATCAAAATGAAAACAATTCATGGGATGTGTTTCGATTGTGTTATCCAAATGGAACACGAATTAAAACTAAGTGGTGGGTATAAGGACTACGAAAAAGATAAAATGTTGGCTAACATGAAATCTTGGTTTAAACAAGCCGAGATTGAAAAGGAAGCATTAAAGGCAGGATTGAAAACGAAGTTCGTTAACGAAGACGGTTCATTTGAAGAATGGAATGGAATGTCTTGGGACGAGATGGAAGAAAAGATTGAAAACGAGTTTCGTATTTTTAAAGAAAACTATATCCAAAAAGTGGAGAGTAGATGAAAACCTTTATTAAAGAAACTTACGAGTCGTACAAGACAGATGGTGTCCCTCACACGTTAGCGTTGGAGTACACCATTTCTGATGTATATGAAAGATTAGTTTCAGAAGGACTAATGAACGAAGACCTTCGTAAATGGTTCGGTAAAGGAAAGACAGGTACCGCGTCAGGTGGTGGTTGGGATAGATACGGAAGTGACGGTCAGAAGTTAGGTAAGTGTGGTGATGGTAAAGAAGGTGGAGCATACGCAGCCTGTTTATCACAAGAGAAAGCAAAAAAACTTGGACCAAAAGGTAGAGCAGCATTTGTAAGAAGAAAAAGAGCGGCACAAAAAAAAGGTGGTGACGCTAAAAAAGGTGGGAACAGAACCAAAGGTAAAGCACCCACTAATACTAAGACAGGAGCATAGATGAATCCAAAACTAAATAAAAAAGTTAAGAAATTCTTAGACGCGTATTTTAAAGGAACGAAAGCATCGTCTCCTGAAGCACATCACGCTTTAATGTTTATTTTAAAAGGTGCATTAACAGACGCAAACTTTCATAGTACATCTAAGAAAGTAGATAAATTATTTCCAAAAGCTAAAAATGCAAAATACTTTGGTAAACGAGAGTGGGAAGATAGTCTTGAAGATAAAGGTGTAGATATTGCAACAATGGCAAAATGGGATGGACACGATATTCTTGACGCAATCGGATTCTTTGTATCAATGTATGTAGGTGGTCCCGTAGGTAAAAAAATTACTGACCTTAAAAACGAATCTCTAAATAGAGAATCTAAACTATTAGAAAACTTATCAGTTCTTGTTGAAAAGAATGTTCCTACAAATCCATCTAAATGGTCTTACTACAAATCACAAGCTAAAAAGAAGTTTGATGTATATCCATCAGCATATGCAAACGCATGGGCGGCGAAACAATATAAAGCAGCAGGTGGTGGATGGAGAAAAACTAAAGGTGAAGGTATAAAAGCACCCGAACACGATACGGTAAGTGATGCGGATACAATGAAGGAAGCAGATTTCAGTAAAATGAAACCATCACAAGTTAGTAAAGCTATATCAAGGATGAAAAAAGTCTTAATGAAGAAATGGCAAAAAAGAGGTGGATACGAAAACTTCGGTCAAAGAGAACTTGATGTAATGAAAGACAAGTTAAACTACAATCCTTATGGTACACCCGATGAAAGAAAGATTGCTAAGATGTTAGATGGTCTTGATAATTGGGCAATGAATTATGATGGTAATATGAGAGAATCAGTAATCAATGAAATCTCAGCAGAAGGTGGATTGAAAAGAGTAATCAAAGGACAGACTCGTGAAGTAGAAGGAATCAAATTATCTGTACCAATGGCACAGGCGATGTTAGATTGGTTTAACTCTTCACCATATGGTAGAAAGTATCCAAGAGCTAAAAAAGCAAGATTACACTTATCTTTAGGTATCATGATGGGATTCGGATTAGAGAGATACGCTAAACATAAAGGTGCAAAAGACGAGTTAAAGTATATCAAGACTTTAGCAAGGGCAATGAGAGAAGACAATACCTTAAGAGAATCTACAATCAAACATTTGAAATCATTGAACGAAGGTAAGTACAATTACAAAGATGACGCAATGACTGCCTATATGAAAGGTAAAATTTCTGCACAAGAATTAGATAAGATTGCAAAAAATGATTTCAAATCATCAGTAGCAACTAAAAAAGAATTACAAAACTTTCTTGACTCAGGATACATGAAAGAGTTGATGGCAAACACATACGGACTCAAAGTACCCGCTATGGAAAAGAAAGTTAAAGAATTAATGAAGTACGCAAGTTAAAGGTAAGTATGGATAAGAACCAACTCAAACACATCATTAAGGAAGAGTACCAAAATGTTAAATCATTTATGGAAGACAAATATGGATTCACACCTGAGTTAGGTAAAGTGATTTCTAATCCTTACGCAAAGTCATTTGTAAACGAAGTATCTGAACCTGAAGTAATTTCACAATTAAGAGATATCGTTAATAAAAAACAAAACAAAAAAATCAAAGACCCAAAGAGTGGTAAAATGATGAGAGTTGATATGTTCTCAGCATCAGCAGTTACTAAAGTGTATGATGCAATCAACAAATCTAACAAAGAAAAGTTTTCAAAACTATCTTTACCTAAAATGGTAAATGTCGCATTTACTGTAATGAAGAAAGAATCAGTAAACGAATTATTAGTGATAGTAGATAAGTTTGATAAAAACAAACAAGACTATGGTAAAATCTATTACCGAGATGGTGGTAACAGACCAGGCGATGGTGATATCAACAAAGCAAATAAAGAGTTAGAAAAGTTAAGTAAGAAACACAAAGGTTTAACTCTTGTATCAGTTGGTAGAAATAGTAAGATGTATGATGTAAATGAATCACTAAATGAAGCTAAATACAAACATACTTACAAATCTATAACTGACCAACAAAAAGATTTAAAAAGAATATTTCCAAGTGGTCACCCAAGAGTTAGTGTAAAAGCATATCACGATATGAATCCACAAGGTAAAATGAAAACCTCTTATGTAGAAATAGAAGGTCCATCATCATATGTTGACGCATACAAAAAAATGGCATTCAATGGTAAAAAAACTATGAGAGATGTTATTAAGTTTGTAGAAAAGAACGAATCAGTAAATGAAGAATTCAAATCAAAAGATTCTACCTTTGAAAAAGTATATGGTATCTTTGATAAGCGAGATTACTTTAATAACAAAGGATTTGCAAAAACTCAAATCGGAAACTTTGAAAGAGCATTACAAAAAAAAGATAAAGGTGCACAACAAATCTTAGATAAGTTCAAAGGTGATGTGAATAAGGCAAAAGATTATATTTTCCAAGTTCTCATAGATAGAAGAAAAGAAGAATCTTTTAACGATTACAAAGCATTCAAGGCAGCAGTTGATTCAATTCAAAAAGGAAAACCAATTCCTGGCGCCGTTGATTTAGTAAAAAGAAGAATTCATAATAATTCACAAAAATATACGATGGCTCTTTATAGTGCACTTCGTAATCAAAAATTTAATAAGTGGAAAGATATCCATACTGATGTAGATTCTTTAATTGGTGAATCAGTAAACGAGGCATATATTGTATTGTACGCACCAAAAAAAGGAGTGAAGCCAGTAACAACCGCAGCTTACAAAGATAAGAAAGACGCTGAAAAGTGGGCGAAAGATTTAGGTGGTGTCACAATGATTATTAAAAGAAAAGTAAAAGGTATCGATGAAGGTAAGAAAAGATACTACCAAAAAGATGGTATTGGTAAAGCAAAATACACAATCTCTTACCACGATGGAAAAAAGACACACAAAGATGGTAGTGATTTCTTTGATATCCAAATTTTCAAAAATAAAAAAGATTTAGCAAAGTTTGTAAATACTTTACATAAAGCTGGTTATGTTTATGGATTTAATGAAGGTGTAAATGAAGGTGTATTCTCTAACTTAGACCTAATCAGACAAAATTCTAAAGACGCAAGAGATTTTATCAAGAATGTATTTAAAGATGATGATTTTAAAGATATGAAGAACGACAGAGAGTTTTTAAAGTATCTTAAATCTATCTACGAAGGATTTGCAAGTGACGCACAAAGAAGAGCAGCATTTGCAAGTGGATATAAAGCAAAAGGTAAAAAGGGTAAGAAAAAAGAATCAATAGAAGAATATGATGTAGAAAATTACCAAGACGTAAAAGAATTCATAGAATTTATGAGAGAATATGAAAAAGACCCTTACGCGTTAAATCCTACTGTAAATGAGGCAGAATATCAAGGTAGAGATGTTAAACTTGGTAAGATTATGCAAGGTGACGTTAAAAAGTTTAAAGTTTATGTTAAAAACCCAAAAGGTAATGTAGTAAAAGTAAACTTTGGTCACAAAGGTAAAGGTGGTGAAAAAACCATGAGAATCAAAAAGTCTGACCCTGCAAGAAGAAAAGCATTTAGGTCAAGACACAACTGTGATAATCCAGGCCCAAGACATAAAGCAAGATATTGGGCGTGTAGAACTTGGTAATTACATTCATTAAATTTATTTTCATATTTATATACAAAGTTAATTAGTTATGAACATTATACAGACTTATCAGTGTAAGAAGACTGAAAAATTAGACGACCTTACACTACTAACACAATTCTTAAGTGTTATTAAATTAAAAAGATTAAATCCAAACTCTAAAATAATTTTTTATACCGATACGGAAACTAAAAAGTTATATGAAGACTTTGGTATCTTAAATCTTTACGATGAGGTAAATACAGAAGTACTTGATAGTTTCGATAGTAGTAAAGTAAACTATGATATGTTTTGGGCAACACCCAAATTCTGTGTTATGGAAAAACAAGAGGAACCTTTTGTAATCGTAGATACAGATATGGTAGTACATCTTCCATTAGAAGTGGCGTTAAGTGATAAAAACAATGATGTTTTCTTTTTTCATACAGAAACACCAGCACAGTATCCATTTCCAACTTTAATATCACAACCTAAAGACTTTGAATGGTCTAATGACGAGTTGATAGCATTCGCAAATTCATTACCATTTAATTGTGCTATATTAGGATTTAATAATATAAAGTTTTGTCACAAGTATGTAAAACGATATTTCGAATTTGTTCTAAATAACGAAGGTAAAGTAATTGATTTACCTGAATTGGATTATCTACATGAATATGGACCACAGGTAACAGCAGAACAATGGTTATTACCTGCGATGGCATATTTAGAAAACTTCCAACCAATCATGAGTCCGATTGATAGTTACAATATAAGAACTATTTCATTATCAGATTCAATAGCGAGTCCATTTAGATTTATGCACCAAATGCATAATGAAGCACAACAAATCATACTCGAAGAAATGAATCAAAACGTTTTTCATCTTTGGGGAGCAAAAACATTCTATGAAAAAGAACGTTTTGAAGAGTGGGATAGAATCAAAAGAAGTTTGATAGAATCTGTTTCATATGAAATAGACCAACATCATCCTAAAACACATTTTGATGTATTAGAAAAGATAGAGGAATATTGTAGAGAAGTTCCAAAATCAACTAATTAATTTTTTTTTCATATTTATATTAACAACAATAATTTTTAAAATAGGTAAATTATGGCATTATGGATTATTTTAGGTGTATTAGTCGCGGGAGCGGGAGTATACTTTTACTTTTACAAAACAGGTAAAATCAATGATAGGGATGGAGATTACATTCCTGATGAAGTTGAAGACGCAGTTGAAGATGTAAAAGAAACAGCAACCAAAGTTAAGTCTGAGGTTAAAAGAAGAGCCAAGAGAGTCAAAGAAGAACTTGGTGATGTTGCCGATTCAATCAAAGAAGTTGGTAAACAATCTAAAGACGTTGTTAACGCAGCGAAGGGAAACAAGAGAAAAGGTAGAAGACCATCTTCAGGTTCAGGTTCAGGAAAAGGACGTGGAAGAAAAACTTCAGGAAAAGGTACCGCTGGAAGAGCATCAGGTTCAGGTTCAGGTAGAGGTAGAGGAAGAAAATCTTCAGGTTCAGGTTCAGGTAGAGGTAGAGGTTCTAAAAAATAAAACCCCTAACGGGATAGGAGAATCTGTATGAAAAAGTTTGTAAGTAATATACAAACTCTTGTGATTTTTGTTCTCATCATTTTAGTTTTAATGAAAACTTGTGGTGGTCCTTCAGATGTTACTGAAGTAGAAAAAATTGTAACGAAAGTTGAAACGAGATACGATACTTTGGAAATAGAAAAGAAAGTCTATGTTCCGAAGTATCAAACTCGTATTGTAACTAATACAGTTACCGATACCGTTGTGTTAAAATCTAAAATAGACACTCTTGAAATCCTAAAAGATTACTACAGTAAGTATGTCTATAAAGATACTTTAAAATTAGACTCATTAGGTTATATTACTATCATAGATACAATTACCCAAAATAAAATATTTAGTAGAAACTTTGATTCACAAGTATTGATACCAACAACCACAATTACAAACGACATTTATTTAAACAAAGCAAAGTTTTTTGGTGGTGTTAGTATTGGGGGTAATAAATCACAAATAAACTTTTTATCAGGAGACCTTCTTTACAAATCTAAATCAGACAATGTTTATGGTTTAGGACTTGGGGTAAACGAAAACCTTCAACCAATCATAACAGGTAGAATGTATTGGAGAATAAGATTCAAGAAGGATAAAAAGTAGATGTATGACCAAACCTCTAAAACAAATCATAAAAGAAGAGTACATTAAATGTGCTAAAAACCCCGTATACTTTTTCAAAAAGTACTGTTATATTCAACATCCATCTCGGGGAAAAATACTTTTCAATTTATACGACTTCCAAGAAGACTTAATGGGAGATTTTAGAGAAAACAGATTCAATGTTATTCTAAAATCAAGACAGTTAGGTATATCAACACTATCAGCAGGTTATTCACTTTGGTTGATGTTGTTTCATGAAGATAAAAACGTTCTTGTAATTGCAACAAAACAAGAAGTAGCGAAAAACCTTGTAACAAAGGTTAGGTTCATGCACCAAAACTTACCATCATGGTTAAGAGGTGGAACGGAAGAAGATAACAAACTATCACTAAGACTTAAAAACGGTTCTCAAATAAAAGCAACATCTGCAGCAGGTGACGCAGGTCGTTCTGAAGCATTATCACTATTGGTAATTGATGAAGCCGCGTTTATTGACAATGTAGAATCAATTTGGACATCATCTCAATCTACATTATCAACGGGTGGTGGTGCAATTGTATTGTCAACTCCAAATGGTGTTGGTAATTGGTTTCACAAAGTTTGGTTACAAGGAACAAGTGGTGACCAATGGAACCCAATAGAATTACATTGGTCAGTACACCCTGAAAGAAATGAACAATGGAGAAGTGAACAAACAAAGTTGTTAGGTGAGAAGGGTGCAGCACAAGAATGTGATTGTGACTTTATATCATCAGGTTATACAGTAGTAGAAGGTTCGACATTACAGTGGTACGAAGAAACTCATGTAAAGGACCCAATTGAAAAAAGAGGTTTTGATGGTAACTATTGGTTATGGGACTATCCAAACTACACAAAAAATTATGTAGTAGTAGCCGATGTTGCAAGAGGTGACTCTACAGATTATTCTGCGTTTCATGTTTTCGATGTTGAGAACGTAGAACAAGTAGCAGAGTATAAAGGTAAAATAGAAACCAAACAATATGGTGCATTTTTAACATCAATCGCAAGTGAATGGAATAATGCGATGTTAGTGATTGAAAACGCAAATATTGGTTGGGCAGTAATACAAGAGGTTATTGATAGAAATTATCAAAACCTATATTACTCATATAGAGAACTTGGATATATTGATGAAGATATTCATCTTAGAAAAGGTTTTGATTTAAAAAGAAAAGATGACATGGTGCCTGGATTTTCTATGACATCAAGAACAAGACCACTTGTTATATCTAAGTTAGATACATATATGAGAGAAAGAACACCAATAATTCGTTCACAAAGGTTAATAGACGAATTATTTGTATTTATATGGAACGGTTCACGTGCAGAAGCACAAAGAGGATACAATGATGACTTGGTAATATCATTTTCAACAGGTTTATGGGTAAGAGATACCGCATTAAAACTGAGACAACAGGGAATGGATTTAACAAGAACAACATTGACTCATATTAGAAAGAACCAACCAGGCGTCTATAGTAATCGTAACCTTGGAACTGACCCGTGGAAACAGAAAGATGGACACGGAAATGACCATGATTTAACTTGGTTACTATAAATTTGGATATAAACTATTTTTTTTGTATATTTATAGTTTGTAGACGTATACAATATAATTAGAAAACATAATTATGGCAGATAAATCATTATTTGGTAGATTAAAGAAACTATTCAACACTCAGGTTGTAGTTCGTAGAATCGGTAAGGGTAGAACTCAAACTATTGATACTCAGAGATTACAATCTCAGGGTAACCTTAGAGGGTCCTCATACTACGATAGATTTGGTAGGTTACATACCACAAGAAAACATTGGGAAACCTATAACAATCAATTTAACTACCATTCAAATAAATTAGAATTATATACAGATTATGAAGCGATGGATAAAGATTCAATCATCGCATCTGTATTAGATATTTACTCAGATGAATGTACCCTAAAGAATGACATGGGTGACGTTTTAAGAATTAAGAGTAATGACGAAAATATAAAGAAGATATTACAAAACCTTTTCTATGATGTATTAAACATCGAATTTAACCTTTGGTCTTGGATTAGAGGTATGAATAAATACGGTGATTACTTTTTACATTTAGATATAGAAGAAGGTGTTGGTATTGTAAATGCTTCACCAATGTCGGCATATGAGATTGAGAGAGAAGAAGGATTCAATCCTGAGAATCCATATGAAGTAAGATTTAAGTTAGGTGCAGCGGGAGCCGCACATGGTGTAGCGTCAAGTAGACCTGATGACTATTTTGAATTTTATCAAATAGCACATTTTAGACTTATGGCAGATACAAACTTCTTACCATATGGTCGTTCACTATTAGAAGGTGCAAGAAAGACTTGGAAACAATTAACTCTTATGGAAGACGCAATGATGATTCACAGAATCATGAGAGCACCTGAAAAGAGAATCTTTAAAATTGATGTAGGTAATATTCCACCAAGTGAAGTTGATAATCACATGAGAAGTATTATCGACCAAATGAAAAAAGTTCCTTACCTTGACCAAAATACAGGTGATTACAATCTTAAGTTTAATCTTATGAATATGTTAGAAGATTATTACTTACCTGTAAGAGGTGGTCAGAGTGGTACTGAGATTGATTCTTTACAAGGAATGGAGTTTGGTGGTATTGATGATATAGAATACCTAAGAAACAGAATGATGGCAGCACTTAAAGTTCCAAAAGCATTTATTGGATACGAAGAAGGTGTTGAAGGTAAAGCAACATTAGCACAAGAAGATATTAGATTCGCAAGAACTGTTGAAAGATTACAGAAGATTATTCTTTCAGAATTAACTAAAATCGCAATTGTTCATTTATATTCACAAGGATATGAAAATGCAGACTTGGTTAACTTTGAATTAGAACTTACTAACCCATCTATTATATACGAACAAGAAAAAGCAAATCTTTGGTCTGAAAAAGTATCACTTGTTAGTGACATGAAAGATTTGAAAATGGTTTCTCAAGAATGGATGTACAAAAATATATTCAATATGTCTGACGATGAGTGGAAGACTGAACAAGCTAAAGTTATTAGAGATATTAAGTTAGGATTCAGACACGAACAAATAGAATCTGAAGGTAATGACCCTGTTAAATCAGGTGAGTCATTCGGAACACCACATGACCTTGCTATGATACAACAAAATGGTGAAGGTGAAGGTGAAGGTGGATTCGGTGAAAATAAAGGTGGAGCACCTGAAGGGGGATTTGAAGGAGCAGGTAGACCAAAACATTCAGGAACATATAAAACTGATGATGACCCATTTGGTAGAGACCCACTTGGAAACAAGTCAAATAGACCGAAAGCAACGAATACATACAGTAAACACAAGATGTCGCCACTTGCGTATGAAGAACAACAAAGGATGGACGCATCTCTTTCGAAACTAAAGAGAAAAACTAAAAAAGTTATCTTAGAATCTTTGAAAGACGACACTCAAACTAATGACGAGGGTGGTATGTTAGATGAGAAGAATTTAATAGATGACACGATTTAGATTATTTTTAGATATTTATATTGTAGTTGTTAGTAATTAAGGTAGAAAAATGGGAAAATTAAAACATAGTAAATTCAAGAACACAGGGATTCTGTTTGAACTATTAGTCAGACAAATCGCATCTGACACTTTGTCGGATAATACTTGCTATGCAACCAAGATTATACAAAACCACTTTAGAAAAGGTTCTCAATTAGCAAGAGAACTTAAGTTATATCAATCACTTACAAAAGAAAACTTTGATTCTGAATACAAAGCATCAGAATTCTTAAATATTATATTGAAAGAAAGAGCAAAGTTAAACGAAGGTGTACTTAGAAGAGAAAAGTATAACTTAATTAAGTCTATAAAAGATTCTTATATTATAGAAGACTTTTTTAAATACAGAGTTAGTAATTATCGTGAGATGGCATCAGCATACAAACTATTTGAAAATGTTGAGTCAACATCTCCAAAAGAGTATGTAGAATGTAAGAATACTATATTCGAAGCAATAACTACAGACAAGGTTGTTATCAAAGAAGAAAAAGTAAGTGAAGAATATTCTAAACAACCAAAAGAGGTTAGATTATTAGCATATAAATTTTTAGTAGATTCATTTAATTCTAAGTATTCAGGTTTAAGTGAATCACAAAAACTTATTTTGAAAAACTATATCAATAACATTGATAATTCAGATACATTAAGAAAGTTTGTAGTTTCAGAAGTAGCAAAACTTAGAAGAGAACTAAAGTCAATTAAAATCTCAGATAAGGTTACTAAAATAAAACTAAATGAAACTGTAAATTTAATTAGTGAACTTACTAAACATAAAGTAATTAATGAAAATCAAATTCTTGCATTGTTAAGATATCATCAATTACTTCAAGAGTTAAGGAGAAAATAATGTCTAAATTTTTACTTGAACAACTCGATAAAAGATTCGAAGAATTAGAAGAAAAGAAAACTGTTCTACTTGGACAAGAAGAAGAGGAAGAAGAGACTAAGGACGAAGCAAACGTTACAGGTAATTTAGACGGTGGAGCAGGTCCACCAAAAACTCCATACGCATTCGCAAAATCTGAAGACGATATGGACGATGAACATATTGAAGTATTAGGATATAAAAAAGCAAGTAAATCAAACAAGAACATCAGGAAGATGGAATCTGTTGAAGATAAGTTAGAAAAAAAATTAGAAAGTTTGATTGAAGCAAGTTACCGTGACTACAAGAGAGATGACTCGATGAAAGCTCATCAAAAAGTAAACAACTCAATCAAAGAGATTAACAGATTGATGTGGGAGATTACTAAGATTGTAGGACAAAACACAAAGTTAAAAACAGAGATGGGTGTAACTAACGAAAAGTATTGGAAATCTACACAAAAAAGATTTGGAAAGATTTCTGAAAGAATGTTAAAAGTAGCACGTCAGTTAAGAGAATTGAGTTCGTAATATGTCTTGTGGATGTAATGAAAATAAAAAGATGACCTTGAAAGAGGAGTTGGAAGTAAATGATATCCAACAAATCAGAAAACTAATTCGACATGAATTGGCAAGAGTATTCTTTGATTTATATCGTAAGAAAAAACAATGGGAAGGTTAAATGAAACAACTACTAATTGATACAATGTTATTTGAAGTAACTCCTACTATGTTAAAAGAGTCTAAGGACAAGTATGGTAGATTTATGGTGAAAGGTGTTTTACAAAGAGCAAACGCTAAAAACCAAAATGGTAGAGTGTATCCAAAGGACATTCTAAAAAGAGAAGTTAACAAGTACATGGGTAGAGAAGTAAAAGAGAATAGAGCGTACGGTGAACTTGACCATCCTGAATCATCAGTTGTTGAATTAAAAAACACATCACACATTGTAAGAGATGTTTATTGGAGAGGTGATGATGTTATGGGTACAGTTGAAATCCTTAACACTCCAGCAGGAAAAATATTACAAGAAATAATCAACGCTAAGTGTACAGTTGGTATTTCATCAAGAGGAATGGGTTCTGTAAAACAAATCAGTGAAGATGGTACAGTAGCAGTAGAACAAGACTTTGAATTGATTTGTTGGGACTTTGTATCTAATCCATCAACACATGGAGCATTTATGTCACCAAGGAATGAAAGTGTAATAAATGAAGGGATTAGTAAAAAACAAGATACTTATAGATATAATAAAGCACAAAACATCATGAGAGACATCATCTGTGAAGTTGGTGGGTATTGTGAGTGTTTTTAGATAGGGATTAATTATGAAATTAAAAGATTTACTAAACGAACAAAATCAATCTAAATCTTACCAAAGATTAAATATCGGTGAAGAAGAAAAAGAACAAAAAATGACTTCTGAAGAAAAGAAAGCATTTCTTGAAGCAGTATCCGCATATAAAAAGTTTGGTGAAACAATTTATCGTAACGGTGACCTTATGGAAACTTACAGTGCGATAAAAGGTATTGTTGAAAACGCAAACAAAGTAACACTTGAAGAAACAGGTGATTGGTTTGATAGAGTTACAGTTAATAGACATATGAAATCCATGAACGAATCTTTTAAAGTATTCCAAAAAACTTTAACAGAGGTTCATACACTACAACAGAGATTGGAGTCCACTTATGATGAAATCGGTGAAGTACTTTCGAAATATTATGAAATTAAAGAAGGAAATGAATTCGGTGCTGAAAGAGCTAAAGCAATCGCTAAAGGAGAAGATGAGTTCGAAGTAGACGGAAAGAAATATCCTGTAAAATCAGTTGATAAAGATGACAAAGAAAATGCAAAAGAATTTACAAATGAATCTAAGTCAATGAAACTAAAGGACCTAATAAAATGATTAAGTTAAAAAATATATTGAAAGAAAGTAAAACTCCCGTAAGAGAGGGATACTCTACTGAAGAAAAAAGAATCGTGATGATGGCAGTTAGAAAGATTGCTAAATACATGAACAGAGACCTTAAAACTGCATTAGGTTATGTAATCGGTGCAGCAGAAGAACTTAAAAGAAGTGGTAAGGTAAAGTAATGGATAAAGGTGAAATCTTACAGGACATATCAGTAGACCTTTCTATCATGTATAAGAAAGCACTTAAGAACATAAATAAGTTAGACCCTAAGACAAAAAAAGAATTCGCAAAAGCATTTGTTGAGTTCAAAGAAAAAGTTGATGATTTATCATCATAAACAATTTCATTAAATTTATTTTCATATTTATAGATACCTATCAATATTGATGGGTATTTTAATTTATATTACATGAGTAGAAAAAAAGTTAGAAGAGAGGCCATGATTGTACCAGGCCGTTTCAAAGCAGCAAAAGTAGTTAACGGAAACATCGAAGCAGCACTTAGATTTTTCAAAAGACAAGTAAAAGAATCAAACGTTCTACAAGAGGTTAGAGATAGACAAGAGTTTATCAAACCATCAGCTATAAAAAGAAGACAAAAACAACAGGCAGTCAGAAAAGAATATATTAGACGGTTAAGAGAACAAAATTAAATGGTAAACACTTTATCGTTTTTGAAAGTTCTACCATATTTATTACCGACTTAAATAACACACCTCAATGTGTGTTCACACTAAATAATAGTAAAATCACTATTAAGATTCCAAATAATCTTACTATCCAAAAATTTAATTAAGGAGAAACAGTAATGGCTAAATCTGATTTATTAAAAGAGGCTATCGCTGACGCAAAAGCAGTAAAAGAAACTGCATTAGCGAACGCAAAGATGGCATTAGAAGAAGCCTTCACTCCAAAACTTCAATCAATGTTATCTCATAAGATTGCAGAAGAATTAGAAGAAGAAGAGGAAGTATCTGAAGAAGAGGAAAACTCAAATGAAACGTATGAAACGTATCATAACGAAGAGGAAGAATCTAATGAAGATATGAAATCTGAAGAAGAAGATTCTGTATCTGAAGAAGATGAAATGAAATCTGAAGAAGATGAAATGAAGTCTGAAGAAGACGAAATGAAATCTGAAGAAGACGAAATGAAATCTGAAGAAGATGAAATGAAATCTGAAGAGGAAGAAGTAGAAGAAGAATTAGATTCAGAAGAGGAAGAAGAAGTAAAAGACATCGTAGACGATGAAATGGATTCTCACGAAGACGAAATGCATGACGAAGAAGAAAAAGAAGAAGGTCCTGCAGACGAAAACGTAGAAGAAAATGAACTCGAAGAAGATGAACTTGACTTAGAATCTGTAATCGCTGAATTAGAAGCTTCACTTACTGAAGAAGAAGACGTTGATGAAAATGAAGTTGACGAGGAAGAAGAAGTAAAAGAAGAATTAGACTCATCTGATATTGGTGACGGCGAAAATGCTGAACCATCTGATGACGCATCCGATTCATCTGACATTGAAAACGATGACGAGTTAAACATTGATGAAATCATTGAAACTCTAAAAGAAATGGCAGACGATAAGGTTGAAGAAGAAGAAGAAGTATCAGAAGAAGAAGAAGTATCTGAAGAAGATATGAAGGATGAAGAAATGGACCCAAGCAAGAACGAAGAAGAGTTGGAAGAAGCTTACAAGACTATCGAGTCTTTAAGAAACACTATCAACGAAGTTAACTTGTTAAACGCGAAATTACTTTATACTAATAAATTATTCAGAACTTTTGACTTGAACGAGTCACAAAAAGTTAAAGTTATCGAGAACTTTGATAGAGCAGGAAACTTAAGAGAAGTTAAACTTGTATTTGCTACATTAGGTGAAAACTTAAACGTTGCAAGAAAAAAGAAAACTGTGGTTAAAGAAGGAAGTGCTTCAAAACCAACTAAGAGTTCAGCTCCTAAGAAATCAATAATCTCAGAAGGTAACGATGTTGCTAACAGATTTAAGAAGTTAGCAGGTTTAATAAAATAATCTAAAATAGAAGGAAAATAAGATGAACACACAAAGTTTACTTAATGAATCCGCTGGTTACAATAAAGTAATGTCCAAAGAGGCAAAAAACTTAGTAACAAAGTGGGAAAAGACTGGCCTTTTAGAAGGTATCGAGTCTGACTTTGAAAGAAGTTCAATCGCAACACTATTAGAAAACCAAGCAAGAGAACTTGTAAAAGAAGCATCTTCTACAGGTACATCAGCAAACTCTGAAGAGTGGGCAGGTGTAGCTCTACCATTGGTAAGAAGGATTTTCAGTGAAATCGCTGCAAAAGAATTCGTTAGTGTTCAACCAATGAACTTACCTTCAGGTCTTGTATTCTACTTGGACTTCAAGTATGGTACATCACAGCCAGGATTTGAAACTGGCGCAGGTAAAGATTCACAAACTGACTCAGTATTCGGTATCACTGAAACTGCAAGTGAGGCAAGTGAAGGTCTTTACGGTGCAGGAAGATTTGGTTACTCAATTAATGATACAGCATCTAGCGCATTAGATATCGCTGCAGCATTATCTGACGCAACTAAATTTACTTCAGCATCAGTTAACTTAAATACAGCTGGAACTGAATATGATTATGATTCTTCATTCTCAGCATCAATTGCAGCAGCTGGAAACGGTGACCTAATCGTTAAAGTATCTGCATTAACTTCATCAATCGCAGGATTCGATAAAGAAGGTGTAAGAGGATTTGAAGTATCAGGTTCAGGTATTGCAGAGCATTACCCAGCATTTACTAAATTATCAGGTGCAAACATTACGGCTATCGTAAGAAAAGTAGCAGCTGCAACAGCAGTAGATAAAGTAGTAATCAAGTATCACAAACAACCAACTGACATTACAAGAGGTGACTTCGAACAGTCTAACTTCGCAGCTAATGGTGGTGTAGGTGCAGACTTAGGTATTCCTGAGTTGAATGTTGAATTAAGAAGTGTGCCGATTGTTGCTAAAACAAGAAAGTTAAAAGCACAATGGACTCCTGAATTCGCACAAGACTTAAATGCATACCACTCAGTAGACGCTGAAGCAGAATTGACTTCAATGTTATCTGAATACATTTCTCAAGAAATCGACTTAGAAATCTTAGATATGTTATTGGAAAATGCATTAACTACAGGTTATTGGTCAGCTAGAATCGGATATTCTTGGAATGGTGCAGGATTTACATCAAGTGGTCTTAACGCAGCAGTTGAGAGATATACTCAACAACAATGGTTCCAAACTTTAGGTACTCAGTTACAGAGAGTTTCTAACCAAATCCACGCGAAGACTATGAGAGGTGGAGCTAACTTTATGGTAGTTTCTCCTGATGTAGCAACTATTCTTGAATCTATCCCTGGCTTCCACGGAAATGGTACAGGTGAGCAATCGCAATTCGCATTTGGTGTAAGCCAAGTAGGTTCTTTTGCAAATAGATACCAAGTATACAAAAACCCATATATGAAAGAGAACGTAATCCTATTAGGATTCAAAGGTTCACAATTCTTGGAAACAGGTGCTGTTTACGCTCCATACATTCCATTAATCATGACTCCTCTTGTATATGACCCAACTAACTTCACTCCAAGAAAAGGTGTAATGACAAGATACGCTAAGCAAATGGTGAGAGGTGAGTTCTACGGTAAGGTTCTTGTACATGGACTTGAAGTAATTGGATAATATTTAATTATTTAATTCTCATTAAATTAAGGGTGACTTCGGTCACCCTTTTTTTATGCCCTATACTACTTATAGTAAAGAGTTACATAAGTTATTATTCAACAAAAGGATAGTGCATGCCAGAAAATACAACTAAACGAGTACCAAAGGGTGCAGTTAAATACAACATCACTCTTTCTGAAGAACAGAAACTCGCAAAAGCAGAAATTAGAAATCATCCATTCAATTTTATATTAGGAAAAGCAGGTAGTGGTAAAACACTATTAGCAGTACAGATTGCATTGGATTGTTTTTTTAAAAGAGAAGTAAATAAAATCGTAATTACACGACCAACTATATCAAATGAAGATAACGGATTCCTTCCTGGCTCATTAGACGAAAAAATGGAACCTTGGTTAGTTCCAATTCGTTCTAACATGAGAAAAGTCTATAATAAACCTATGATTTTAGAAAAGATGGAAAAAAATGAAGATGTAGAATTAGTATCTTTATCACATTTTAGAGGGAGAACTTTTGATTCTTCAATAGTTATAGTAGATGAGTTTCAGAATTTAACTAAACAACAGTTAGCGATGGTGTTGGGTCGTTTAGGTAAAAACTCACGGATGATGTTGTGTGGCGACCCACAACAGATTGATTTAAAGTTCGCAAACGACTCAGCAGTTCATGAGGTTCATAAACTAAAAGACTCTGAGTTTGTTTATAGTGTAAATTTGAAAGATAACCACAGACACGAGTCCTTAGATGAGGTTCTTAGACTGTTATTTTCATTCGAATAACGATTTAGAAAAATAAATCAATATTTATATAACGTAAACGTTAATTATTGGAGAAATAGATGTCATTTGACTACACGGGTTCATTTAGTGGTTCGTTCACAGGTAATTTAATATCAACTAATGGAGTGATATCCTCATCGGCACAATTGCCAAGTGGGATTTTATCATCTTCTGCTCAATTACCAAGTGGAATAGTGTCCTCATCGGGACAAATCAACTATAATACTATTACAAACAAACCAACTACAATATCTGCGTTCCAAAAAAACTCCATAACCGCAAATATTACGTTTAGACAAGAAACTTTTCCACCGATTTCTTCATCTCTTGCGACAAGAATAACAACTGAAGAAGGAAACGTAGATAATTTACAGTCAGATGTAAGTGCTTTACAAACTGCAAGTGGTAGTTTTTCTACAAGAGTTACAAATATTGAAGGAGCGGGTTATTTAACTTCAGCAAGTGCAGCAGCCGCAGGGTTTGGAAGTGGTGGTTCAACTCCAGCAGGAACAATCAGTAGTTCACAACAAATTACAGACTTAGGTTTTTCAACAACAGATAGTACAGGTTCAGAGCAAACACTATCTTTTAATGATGGAACAAACGCATTAAGTATTTCAGGTGGAAATTCAGTAGATTTATCGTCACTATCAGGTGGCGGTGGTGGTGGAGCCGGATTAAACATAACAGCATCAAATGAGGGAACTCCATTAAGTAAAATAGTTCGTAGTTTTGATTTTGTAGGTAACGCAGTTACAGCAACTAATGATGGTAACGCAGTTACGGTAACAGTAAACACAGGTTCACTAAAAGACGGAATCATTAGTGGTTCAGAACAGTTACCAAGTGGATTAATATCAGCATCAAACCAAATAACAATAACAGAATCACAAATTAGTGACTTAGGGTCATATTTAACGTCAGTTCCAGCAGGAACTGTTAGTGGTTCTACTCAAATTACTTTTAGTGGTATTAGTGGTACTCCAAGTGGGTTAGTATCATCTTCAAATCAGATACTACCAATCACAACTTCAAGTATTACTGACTTCCCAACAGAAGTTTCAAAGTCAGCAGCGTCATTTGGGTTTGGAACAGGTGGTGGTGGTTCAACTGACATAACAGCATTAAATACATTTACAGGTTCTGCTAATACAAGTATTACAGCATTAAATACATTTACAGGTTCTGCGATTTCAAACAGTCAAACTTCGTCTATGACGGTAGCAACCGCATCATACGCGTTGTTTGCAATATCAGCATCACATGAGATAGTCACAGAAGTGTCTTCATCTCATGCAGTAAACGCAGATACAGCATCATTTGTGATAGGTCATGTACAAACTTCTCAAACAAGTTCAATGTCTGTAGCAACTTCATCGTTTACAACAGGATTTTCAATTTTTGACGGGAACAGAGTAATATCTAACACAAATCTACCAGCGGGAGTTTACAATACTAACGCAGGAACAAGTGGTTCCCTAACACAATTTATAGAAAAGGTATTTTTCCCAAATACAGTACCATCAATCACAACAAATGGATTTACAATCGGTGAATTCGTAGCAAGTGGTTCTGTAATTGGAACTGCGACAGCAACAGACGCAGAAGGACAAAGTATTACATTTAGAGAAGCAAGTTCTTACTCAGATGACTTCTTTAAGATAGCAAGTAACGGACAAATAACTCTAAATACTAAATCAACAGCATCAATGAACACTGATAATACGCCAGGTAGTGGTTCTCATCCATTCCCTATAGAAGCAGTGGATACATTCGCAGGTGTTGGTTCTAAAACATTATACATACGGGTAACTCCTAACACTCCACCTGTTTGGAGACAAACATCAGTAGGTGGTTCAATAGTGACAACGTTTACACAATCACTAAATGAAAATTCTGTAGCAGCAAATAATAAAGTTAGAGTTTATTTTACTGACGCAGAAAGTGACACTATAACAATCGGAAGTGGTTCAGCATTTGTAAGTTCAAGTTTTTCAATTACTAAAGCAAGTACATATGTTCAACTAAATCAGATAACTTCTTCATTAGATTATGAAGTTACCCCAAAATATGAATTCGTTTTAACAGCGAGTGATGAACATTATGGAAGTGGTGATGATACTGAATCAATTACTTACTTACCATTCCAAATAGCAGTAGTTGATAACGTTGGTCCAACTGTAAATGACCAAACATTAGGAAGTATTAACGAAAATAGTGCAGATGGTGCAAGTGTAGGTTCAATAACTGCAACAGACCCAACAGGTGATACAATAACATTTAGTAACTTTACACTAAAAGAAGCAAATTTAGATGGTGGTTCAAATATTACATCATCTTTAGGTGGTAACTCATTATATGACCCACATCAAGACCCATTCCAATGTAGTTCGGCAGGTGCAGTAACAAGAAAGAATGGAGTTTATCTAAATTCTGATGTAGCGAACAGATATTTTTATCAAGTAACAGTAAAAGACGCATTTAACTCAACATCTGATACAGGTTTAATTAGAATTAATATCGCAGATGATTCAGCAACTTCAATAACTGACAATTGGGATAATTTATATATCATAGAATCCGCAACAAGTGGTAATGAAATAAAAATTAGTTCAAATGGTAGAACAGGTACAAGTGCATTATGGTCATCAGGAGTATCTCAGAGATGGGAAGTTAAATCAACAGGTAATTTAATTGGATTATCATCTACAACAGGTTCAAGTGCAACTTTACAATTAGCAAGTAACCTAAGTGGTTCAGCATATTCAAGTGGAAGTACAATCGCAGTAGAACTAACTGCATCAGAAAATGGATTTGAAACAACTAAACAATATGTAAATCAAAATATCGCAGTTGTTATCAATAACGCACCTGTTCCAAGTTTCAGTAACACATCTGCAAACTTAAATACAAATGGTGCAAGAAGTGGTAGTACAATTTCAACAATATCGTTTACAGATACAGAGAGTGATTCATTAAATCACGGTTCATTTACATTTACAGACCCAAGTGGTCAATTAAACGCATATAAATCTGGCGATACTTACTTAGTACAACCAAAAAATAATTTAAGTGGTTCCACTTATCCAATGACCGCATCTATAAAAGATACTCATGGATTTAGAGTAGGTACTACTAAACATAGTGTAACAATCGCATCAGCACCAAATGGTACTTTAACTACAAATGGTACATTTAGAATAATAGAGAGTGCAGAAAGTGGAGCACATATAAAAATTAACGCTGATGGTAGAACGGGAACACAAGGTGACTTAGGAGTTACTTACTCACCTCAATATAATTCCGCAGCAGTACAAGCATTTACTTCATCTAACGCAGCCATCGCAGTAAACAGTAATGGTAAACTAACAATAGGTGTAAATATAAGTGGTTCAAGTACAGGTAGTGGTGATACAATTACATCAACTATATCATATCAAGACCAATTTAATAATATAGGTTCAGACAGTATATCAGTAAGTGTAGTTGCAAATCAGGCTCCAACAGCAACATTTAGTGAGATTGGTGCAAACATGACAGCATCGATTGCAAGTGGAACAGGTTTAGTAAGTATGTCAATATCTGATACAGAATCAGATACACCGTTCTCCGCTTCATTTAGTGGACCAAACGCAGGAAACTTACAATTTGTACCACAAAATGCAAATTCATCGTCATACGTTATTAAAACGACAGGTACGATAAATTCAGGTGTAACATATAGTTATACAGCATCAGTACATGATAACTTTGATAAATCAACATCATATAAAAGAACAATAACACTTCTTGACCCTGTAGCAAAAACATATGTTTATGGATGGGACGGTGGTTCTGCAGCAACAGAAGCAACAGCAATCGCATCTATGGGTGATAGTGGTGGTGATGGAGTAGGAATCGAAGCAGGTTCAGTAATCGCAAAACTACAAAGTGGTTCACTTGGTACAACATTCAGTCCAACTTATGTTGGTGGTACAATGTTACTATTTGGAAGTAGTTCAAAAACAACATTATCAGATAGTAATGCAACAGGACTATCAAGTTTTGGATATATAAACTTTAGTAGTGGTGGTTCAAAAAGATTAGTAGTAGTATTCCCATCAGCATCAAATCAGTTTGGGAAACCAGCAAGTATGTATGATGGAGTTCCACCTGATTCAACAGGAACAGCAAAAGAATACTATGTATATGCAAAAGACGCCTCAATTCCTGGCACAATTGGAACAGGTGTATATTACTTCGACACTGAGAACGCAGTTGAAGGATATTCAAGATGGGGTATGATATTTGCAGAAGGTGAAAATACAAATAACTCAAGATATTATTTAATGCCTGACTCAGCGTCAGCACCATAGGAAAAGGAAAAGAAATAGATGGCAACAACAGCAGGTGATATTTATGTAAGAAGTGGAGCGTCAGGTTCATTCACATCAGTACAATATGTACAAGGTGGTTGGATTACTGTACCGTCTGCTTCAGACATGAGTTCTATTTATCACGATAGACTTAGAGATGGACAGATTGTTTGGGTAGAACATACTGAACAATTATATGTCACAAGAAAGTTTGTCGCATTCTCTACGCCAGGATACGGTGGTTCAGATGACTCAGCATCATTCCATACTACCAACTTAGGTATTTCAGGTGGTGGTGGTGGTGGAGCCGGTGATATTACATCGGTGACAGCAGGAACAGGTTTAAGTGGTGGTGGAGCATCAGGTGCAGTAACACTTAACTTAGATACATCAGACGCAGCATTTATATCAGGTGTAAGTGGTCTACTGACATCATTAAATAATTTTACGGGTTCAGCAAATACAAGTATTACATCATTAAATACTTTCACGGGTTCTGTGATTACAAACAGTATGACAAGTTCTATGAGTGTAGCAAGTTCTTCTGTATCAGATAGAGCAATGTTCGCAGCACAATGGACATTAGGTGCAGATGGTTCTAACCATTATACATTTACAGGTCACGGTTTGACGGGAGCGGAAAATGACCCAACTCTTTATTTAATGAGAGGTCAAAAATATAAATTCATCAATAATATGGGAGCACATCCATTTAGGATTCAATCAACTCCAAATGGTTCAGCAGGTTCTGCATATAATGATGGTGTAACTAACAATGATGTTTCAAGTGGAACATTAACTTGGGACGTACAATTCGATTCACCAAGAGTTTTATATTATCAATGTACTGCTCACGCAAACATGGGTGGTGTAATTTACATACTAAACGCAGATACAGGTTCTGGCGGTGGTGGTGGAACAGGTGGTATATTTACAACTACAGGTTCTTTCAAATCAACTACGAACAATTTAGATATAACAGGTTCGGTTAGAGTCGGTGACGGTGTTTTAAGATTAAAAGAATTTACAACTACTCCAACTTATGAAGAGGGTGCAATATTTTATTCAGCATCAAACTTTTACTTTGGGTTAGGAAGTAGTTAATAAAATATAATTACATATTTATATTATGTAAGAAATTGGTTTTGGACGGTACATTGTTGTGTACCATAAGTTGTTTAAAATAATAAATTAATAGGAGAAAAAAATGGCAACATGGAAAAAAGTCATTGTCTCGGGTTCAAGTGCCGACCTTCTTAATGTATCCGCATCAGCAGGGTTCAAAGGAAATTTAGTTGGTAACGTAACAGGGACGGCAACACAGGTTGGGAACAGTTTGACAGTTGATAATTCAACTATTCAGCTGGACTCAGGTACCACATATGATGGTGCAGCAGCGAAGACCGTTAGTCTAAAAGACGGTGGTACTACGTTAGCAAAACAGGCTAATATGGCCGCAGATAGAATACAAGGTAGAGCAAATGGTGCAGGAACAGGTGTACCTCAAGCATTAACCAAAACACAAGTTTTAACAATTCTTAACGTTGAAGACGGAGCAGATGTAACTGACGCAGCGGGAATCGCAGCATTAGGTGCAGGAATTGTATCGTCATCAGCACAGGTATCAGGTTTAGCTGGTGTTAATGATTCAACAATCACAATAACCGCAGGTGATGGTTTAAAAACGGGTGGTACATTTACATTGAATGATTCAAGTGACAGAGAAATAACACTTGATATTGATGTTGATGTTATGGCAGGTGCAGGTTTAGTTGCAGATAACACAAATGAAGAATTAGATGTAAACGTAGATGACTCAACTATTGAAATCAGTTCAGACGCACTAAGAGTTAAAGATAGTGGTATTACATTAGCAAAAATAGCAAATATTGCAGACGATACAATTTTAGGTAATGTGTCAGGTGGTGCAGCAGCACCAAGTGCATTAAGTAAAGCAAATGTATTAACATTACTTAATGTTGAAGATGGTGCAGATGTAACTGACGCAGCAGGAATTAGAGCATTAGGTGCAGGAATTATATCTTCTTCAGCACAAGTTGATATCTCAAGTAAAACTGTAGCAGCATCACAAGTAACTGAAATCAGTAACTTAACTGCAGCAGAAGGTGCACAATTAGAGAACATCGGTACAACAACAATCTCAGCAGCTCAATGGGGTTACTTAGGTGGAATGGACCAAAATGTAAAAACAAACTCTAATGTTAACTTTAACAACTTGGTTGTAGCAGGTGATTTAACTGTTGAAGGTTCAAGAACTGAATTACAAGTAGCTAACTTAAATGTAGAAGACCAATATATCTTATTAAACTCAGGTTCAACATCAGGAGACTCAGGTATTATATTTGGTGGTTCTAACACAACCGCTAACTCAGGTCACGCACTTATTTTAGATAATTCTTACAATTCTAACGATGGTCGTTTAGCAGTACAGGTAACTGATAAAGCAGCGTCTAACTCAGATGACTTCGCAGCAGGTACAACAGGTTATTATTTAGCTGGTGTATATGAAGGAACTGAAGCTAACGCAGCAACAGCATTAGCAGACCATCCTGGCAATATAAGAATAGAATCAAATGAGATTTATATCTATGTGTAAATAAATTAAAAAATTAGTTATGTCAAATCACAAACAACTGAAAAAAAGTATACAACAAACCCAACAAGAGACAAACCTCAAGCTCACTAAACAAGAGCTTGAGGTTCTCTTATTTTTAATATCAAATGGAACCTTTAAGGGTACAGATATTGAAAGAATCTATAAATTAGCAGTAAAAATTCAAGTAGAACACGATAAATTAAAATAGTTATGGAACAATATAAAGGTTTAGAAGAAAACGATTTAAAAGTTATACAAATCGCATTAAATAAACTACCAATAACAGGTGCAGAAGCACAGATGATGGTAGGAATCCAACAAAAAATCCAAATGGAGTTAGACTTCTTAAAAACTCCAAAAAGAGGTAGACCAAAAAAAGGTAATACAATAATTAAAGGATAATTTTACTTTCTTTTATTTTTTCAATACTTATATAAAAGAAATTAAGTTAAATCTTGGTTGTTGGCCCTTATGGGAAGTGGGCACGAATGTGTTACCAACCGCAAATTAGGATTAGAATATGCCAAATTGGAAAAAAGTAGTAACTTCAGGCAGTAATGCCGTATTTAATGAAATAACCGCGTCAGGTGAAGTTCGTTTCGATGGAACGGGTTCATTTAATTCAGGAATACATCTTCCTGACTCTAAAGAAATATCGCTAGGTGATGGCGGAAATCTAAAAATATATCATAACGGTGCAAATTCTTACATTCACGAAGGTAAGGGTGACGCAGACGGAGCATTATACATTATTGGTTCTTGGTTGTTGATGGAATCAACGGAAGGAAACCCATTAATCTATGCAAAACACGGTGACAACACAGGAGAGGTTCAATTATATCACGGTGGTAATCAAAAATTTAGAACACAAGCAACAGGGTCCCATGTAACAGGTCACTTATCATTATCAGGTGGTATAACTAAAGCACCTATGATGATTTCAACAAATGGTGAAGTTCCACTTGAAGGTATAACTAATGCATTTGTTCCATTCTCAAGTATAAACACAATGGACCAACATACAGTAAACGGTTACTATCAATTCGCAGCACCGTATGATGGAACTGTACAAAAAATTATGGTTCATCCACATACAAACGCAACAGCAGGTACTTGTACAATACAACTATTAAAAAACGGAAGTAATTTAGGAAGTTCTGTACAGGCATCAATTTCAGCAACAAGAGGTACTATTAGAGAATTTAGTTTCGGAGATACTTACAGTTTTGATAAAGGTGATAGACTAAATCTAAAATTTGACAGAGAAGAAGCAGAACGAGCAACAGGTTTTGGGTTCACAATAGTATTTGAAATGAACACAACAACATAAGGGGTATAATATGAGTTTGATACACGGATTACATAAAGATACCTTACTTGAAATCAACGGTAAACTTACTTCAATAAGTAATATATTAGTTGGTGATAAAGTCCAAGGTTACGATACACAGAATGGTGTCTACAGAGACAATAAAGTTGTTAGAGTTGTAACACAAGAAATAGATTCTCATTTAAAATTAAAACTTTCAGACGGAACTGAGTTAAAAACTTCCGTTGATATAAAAATATATAAAGATGGTGAATGGGTTTCACCAATCGGTAATACGTCATGCGCATCTGATGATTGTAAATGTTCTCATAAATCATTTTTCAATGACATAAAAGTTATTTCCGTAGAATTAGTAGAAAAACCTATAGTAATTAGAAGTATAGAGGTAGAACCTGACCATAATTACTTTGTAGGTAATCTATTAGTACACAACACGGGTCCACAAGGTCCTAAAGGTCAAAAAGGACAAAAAGGTGCCTTAGGTCCAGCAGCATCGCCAGGTCCTCAAGGAGCACAGGGTGCTAAAGGTAGTACAGGTGGACAAGGTGGTACAGGTTCAACAGGTCCAAAAGGTCCAAAAGGTTCTACAGGTCCACAGGGAGCACAAGGTCCACAAGGTGCAACAGGACCAAAAGGTCCACAAGGTGCAACAGGACCACAAGGTGCAACAGGACCACAGGGAGCAACAGGAGCAAAAGGTCCTAAAGGTTCCACAGGTGGGGCGGGTCCAAAAGGTCCAAAAGGTCCCACAGGTGCAAAAGGTCCAAAAGGTAGTTTAGGTCCACAAGGTGCAAAAGGTCCAAAAGGTTCTACAGGTCCACAAGGTCCACAAGGTGATACAGGTCCTACAGGTGCATCGTTAACAGGTCCACAAGGTGGAAAAGGTCAAAAAGGTGCAACAGGAGCATCACCAACAGGTCCACAAGGTCAAAAAGGTCAAAAAGGTGCAACAGGTCCTCAAGGTTCAAGTCCTCAGGGTTCTAAAGGTCAAAAAGGTCAAAAAGGTGTAACAGGTCCTCAAGGTTCAAGTCCACAAGGTGCAACAGGTCCTCAAGGTGGAAAGGGTCAAAAAGGTGAAGTAGGAGCATCACCTCAGGGTGCAACAGGTGCACAAGGTGCAAAAGGTCCACAGGGTCCTCAAGGTCAAAAGGGTGCACAAGGTTCATCACCACAAGGTGCACAAGGTCCTACAGGAGCAACAGGTGCACAAGGTGCATCACCTCAGGGTGCTAAAGGTCAAAAAGGTCAAAAAGGTGCAACAGGTCCACAAGGTGCACAAGGTTCAAGTCCACAAGGTTCTAAAGGACAAAAAGGTGCAACAGGTCCACAAGGTGCACAGGGTGCAAGTCCTCAGGGAGCAAAAGGTAATACAGGTCCAGCAGGAGCAGTAGGTGCACAAGGTCCACAAGGTGCAAGTCCAAAAGGTCAAAAGGGTGCACAGGGTAGTACAGGAGCACAAGGTCCTCAAGGTGCACAAGGTTCAAGTCCTCAGGGAGCAAAAGGTCCTAAGGGTCAAAAAGGTGCAGTAGGTCCTCAAGGTGCACAGGGTGCAAGTCCAACAGGTCCTAAAGGTCCACAGGGAGCGACAGGACCACAAGGAGCACAAGGTGCAAGTCCTAAAGGTCAAAAAGGTGAAGTAGGTCCTCAAGGTCCTCAAGGAGCACAGGGTTCATCACCACAAGGTGCAAAAGGTCCTCAAGGTTCTAAAGGACAAAAGGGTGAAGTAGGAGCATCACCAACAGGTCCACAGGGTGCACAAGGTGCAAAAGGTCCACAGGGTCCTGAAGGTCAAAAAGGTTCACAAGGTGCAAGTCCAAAAGGTTCTCAAGGTCCTACAGGAGCAACAGGAGCACAAGGTGCAAGTCCTCAAGGTGCAAAAGGTCCTAAAGGTCCACAAGGAGCACAAGGTCCACAAGGTGCACAAGGTGCAAGTCCTCAAGGTTCTAAAGGTCAAAAAGGTGCAACAGGTCCTCAGGGTGCACAGGGAGCATCACCTCAAGGAGCACAGGGTGCAAAAGGTGCACAAGGTCCTCAGGGTGAACAAGGTGCACAAGGTGCAAGTCCTAAAGGTCAAAAAGGTCAAAAAGGTGAAGTAGGAGCACAAGGTCCACAAGGAGCACAAGGTTCAAGTCCTCAAGGTTCTAAAGGACAAAAAGGTCAAAAAGGAGCGGTAGGTCCTCAAGGTGCACAAGGAGCATCTCCTCAGGGAGCACAAGGTCCTCAAGGTTCTAAAGGTCAAAAAGGTGAAATAGGAGCACAGGGTGCGAGTCCAAAAGGTCAAAAGGGTGCACAAGGTGGTCAAGGGGCAACAGGAGCACAGGGTTCATCACCACAAGGTGCTAAAGGTCCACAGGGGTCTAAAGGTCAAAAAGGTGAAATAGGAGCACAAGGTGCAAGTCCTAAAGGTCAAAAAGGTGAAGTAGGAGCACAAGGTCCTCAAGGTGCACAGGGTTCAAGTCCTAAAGGACAAAAAGGTGAAGTAGGAGCACAAGGTCCTCAAGGTGCACAGGGTTCAAGTCCTCAAGGTGACCGAGGTGCACAAGGAGCAACAGGAGCACAAGGTCCTCAAGGTGCACAAGGTGCAAGTCCTCAAGGTGCAAAAGGTCCTAAGGGTCAAAAAGGTGAAATAGGAGCACAGGGTGCAAGTCCACAAGGAGCACAAGGTCCTAAAGGTCCTCAGGGTGACCAAGGTGCACAAGGTAGTTCACCTCAAGGTTCAAAAGGTGAAAAAGGACAAAAAGGAGCACAAGGTCCAACAGGTGCACAGGGTGCAAGTCCACAAGGTGCAAAAGGTCAGAAAGGACAAAAAGGTGCATTAGGTGACCAAGGTGCACAGGGTGCAAGTCCAAAAGGTCAAAAAGGTGAATTAGGTCCTAAAGGTCAAAAAGGTGAAATAGGAGCACAAGGTGCAAGTCCTAAAGGTCAAAAAGGTGAAATAGGAGCACAGGGTCCTCAGGGTGACCAAGGTGCACAAGGAGCAGCACCTCAAGGTTCTAAAGGTCAAAAGGGTGAAGTAGGAGCACAAGGTCCTCAAGGTGCACAAGGTGCAAGTCCTAAAGGTCAAAAAGGTGAAATAGGAGCACAGGGTCCTCAAGGTGCACAAGGTTCATCACCTCAAGGAGCACAAGGTCCTAAAGGTGAAAAAGGTCAAAAAGGTGAAAAGGGTGCAACAGGAGCACAAGGTGCAAGTCCTAAAGGTGAAAAAGGTCAAAAGGGTGCACAAGGAGCAACAGGAGCACAAGGAGCGAGTCCTCAAGGAGATAAAGGTCAAAAAGGTGTAACAGGAGCAAAAGGTGAACCAGCATTAGGAACGGTAATTAATCAACTAACTGCGCCTGGTGATGGATTTAGTTTTTCTTTAAATGATGGATTATTAACATTTAAGAGTGGAAGTTTCACAGGTATCGTTTTGATGTATACAAGTGGAAGTGTCTCTTAATATAAAAAGGTAACAGATGTACGGTGGTTTCGTAACTTCTTCATTAGTCACAACCCAATTATCGGGTACAACAGACAATATAAATAACATTGGTTTAGGTTCTTCCTTAATTGGTGTTAATATTAGTGGTTATGCTCAATCTTCAAATGAAGATTTTCCTTTAACATGGACAGGTCAATATTCGGGAAGTAATACATCTTGGTTAGAATTATCTGAAGGAAATCAGGTAGTCAATCTTACAAATCCACAAATACAACAAACAATATATACTGTTGAAACCGATTCAGGTAGTTTATCAGTAGGTATAGACCAACCCCTTTTAACAGCAGGATTAGAATATTCAGGTGGTGGAACATATTGGAATATCGCATTTAAAACAGTAGAAGATATATCACCAACAGGCGATTATTTAGTAAAATACAATTTCGATACAAATACATGGGAATATTGTTTAGTAACTAATGGTTGGATTGAAGCAGGACAATCTACGACAAAAGAATTAGACTTAGAACCTTCTGATATGTACTTAGTCAATGGGTTCGTTGTTCACAACTTTAAAAACGGTGGTCTACCACCTGAAGGTAGTGGTTGTGGTGGTGGTGATGGTGATTCCTCATTTGGTCCACAGGGTGCCAAGGGACAAAAAGGTCAAACAGGTGGTACGGGTTCATCAGGTGGTCAGGGTGCACAAGGTGCAACAGGTCAAGGTGGTACTACAGGACCAAAAGGATTTACTGGCTCATCAGGTGGTCAGGGTGACCAAGGGAACACAGGCCTTACAGGAAACAACGGTCCAACAGGACCAACAGGTCCTACGGGAGCACAAGGTCCTCAAGGTGCACAGGGTCCAACAGGAGCACAAGGTTCAACGGGTCCCGCAGGTGGTTTACCTTCAAGTGGTGCAACAGGTTCAACAGGTGATACAGGTAATACAGGTCCACAAGGTGACCAAGGTAGTCAAGGTTCAACAGGTGGAGCTGGTGACCAAGGTAGTCAGGGTCCAACAGGAGCACAAGGTTCAACAGGTTCACAACCTTCATCAGCACCAACAGGTGCAAAAGGTCAAAAAGGACAAAAAGGTGTATCAGGTGAGACAGGTCCACAGGGTGCTAAAGGACAAAAAGGTGAAACAGGTGCTACAGGTCCAGCAGGTCCTACGGGTCCACAAGGTGGAAAAGGTCAAAAAGGTGAAGTAGGACCAACAGGTCCAGCAGGTCCTACGGGAGCACAAGGTCCTCAAGGTGCAAAAGGTTCTAAAGGACAAAAAGGTGTTGCAGGTGAAACGGGTCCTCAAGGTCCTCAAGGTGCAACAGGTGGAACAGGTGGTTCAGGTTCGCCAGGTGGAACAGGTAGTGCAGGTAATACAGGTTCTATAGGTAGTTCAGGTTTACAAGGTCCTACAGGTTCAGCAGGTGACACAGGTCCACAGGGTGCTAAAGGACAAAAAGGTCAAACAGGTGCTACAGGTCCAACAGGTAATGCAGGTGACACAGGTCCTCAAGGTGGAGCTGGTGATAAAGGTCAAAAAGGTGAAAGAGGTGCCGCAGGTGATACAGGTCCACAAGGTGCACAAGGTAGTAAAGGTGTAACGGGTTCAGCAGGTGGTACAGGTGCCGCAGGTTCAAAAGGACAAAAAGGTCATACAGGTTCAGGTGGTGGAACAGGTAATACAGGTTCTACAGGAGCAGCAGGTGCAAAAGGTTCAACAGGTCCACAAGGTGACCAAGGTCAAAAAGGTGTTCAAGGTGAAACAGGTTCAGCAGGTGCAAAAGGTTCAACAGGTCCACAAGGAGCACAAGGTGGAACAGGTGAAACAGGAGCGGCCGGAAATAAAGGACAAAAAGGACAAAAAGGAGCACAAGGTGCAACGGGTCCACAAGGAGCAGCGGGTGACCAAGGTGCAACGGGTGACCAAGGTTCAAAAGGTCAAAAAGGTCAAAAAGGTGTAGCAGGTGAGACAGGTGCAACAGGTCCACAGGGTGCAACGGGTGATACAGGTGGTTCAGGTTCGCCAGGTGGTACAGGTAGCGCAGGTAATAAAGGTGTCATAGGTAGTTCAGGTCTACAAGGTCCTACAGGTTCAGCAGGTGATACAGGTCCACAAGGTGGAGCAGGTGACCAAGGTGCAAAAGGTAATCAAGGTTCAACGGGAGCAGCAGGTGACCAAGGTCCTCAAGGTGCAGCGGGTGATAAAGGTCAAAAAGGTGAAAGAGGTTCAGCAGGTGATACAGGTCCACAAGGTGCAACAGGTGATGTAGGTTCACAAGGTTCATCAGGTGGTACAGGTGCAGTTGGTAATAAAGGTCAAAAAGGTCACGGTGGTTCAGGTGGTGGAACAGGTAATACAGGTGCAACAGGTAATGCAGGTGACACAGGACCAAAAGGTCAAAAAGGTGAAGCAGGTCAAAAAGGTGTTCAAGGTGAAACAGGTTCAGCAGGTGATACAGGTCCTCAAGGTGCAACAGGTAACAAAGGTTCAAAGGGTGAATTAGGTACTTCAGGTGGAGCAGGTGCAACAGGTTCAACAGGTGATATAGGTAGTTCAGGTCATCAAGGTGCAACAGGTAATGCAGGTGACACGGGTGAAACAGGTGATACGGGTCAAAAAGGTACTAAAGGTGGACTTGGTGAAACAGGTGACGCAGGTAATAAAGGTTCAACGGGTGACCAAGGTGCAAAAGGTAATCAAGGTAACACAGGTGCAGTAGCTCCTAAAGGACAAAAAGGTGAATTAGGTGCAACGGGTAACCAAGGTTCGACAGGTGCAGCGGGTGATAAAGGATTAAAAGGTATAGTAGGTTCAGGTGGTGGAACAGGTAGTACAGGTGGAACAGGTGCAGCTGGTGCAAAGGGTTCAACAGGTGACCAAGGAGCAACAGGTGACCAAGGAGCGACAGGTGACGCAGGTGATACAGGTGACGCAGGTGATACAGGTTTAAAAGGTGCAGTAGGTTCACAAGGTGGAGCAGGTGCAAAAGGTACTAAAGGTCAAAAAGGTCATGGTGGTTCAGGTGGTGGAACAGGTGTAACAGGTGACGCAGGTGATACGGGTGACGATGGTGACGCAGGTGACGTAGGAGAAAAAGGTACAAAAGGTGAACGAGGAGCAGCCGGTGATAAAGGTCAAAAAGGTCAAGTAGGTGAACAACCATCACCTCAGGGTGACCAAGGAGCAACGGGTGACGCAGGTAACAAGGGTCAAAAAGGTGAACGAGGTGCAGCAGGTGATACAGGTGACATAGGTGATACAGGTGACGCAGGTAACAAAGGATTAAAAGGTATAACAGGTTCAGGTGGTGGTACAGGTAGTACAGGTGGAGCAGGTGACGCAGGTAACAAGGGTCAAAAAGGTGAATTAGGTAAAACAGGTGACCAAGGTCAAACAGGTCACGCTGGTAATAAAGGTATTACAGGAGCCACAGGTGAGGACGGGGCAAAGGGTGACGCGCCTGGTTCAGCAGGTGGTGGTGGTCACCAAGGTGATAAAGGTCAAAAAGGTCATGGTGGTTCAGGTGGTGGAACAGGTGTAACAGGTGACGCCGGTAACAAA